CCCGTAGTACAGGCTCAGCGCCCGACGGTCGAACTGGTGCAGCTGGAACGTCACATAGTCGACCGCAGGCTCGGTCGTGACCTCACGAAGAGCCTCGTTCTGCCAGGTACCACGGGTCTCGGTGTCACCACCCTCAAACCCGAACTCGGGGAGATTCTCGCGGGACGTGTGACCGATGTGGTCCCACGGGAGCGACAGACCCACGGCAGGCGTGAACGCCGAGATGTCCTGCGGCGTCGGAGCGGTCGTGCCAACGGGTCCAACGTAGATGTCGCCCCTGGCCGCCGTAAACAGGCTGTTGTTATCGAGCGCCATATTGGGATTTACTCCTTATTGCGGCGAGGACGAGCGCCGAGCTGCATCAGCGCCTGAATTCGCCAGGTATCCTCGAACGGGCTATCGAACTGCGTTGGACCCATTGTTTCGAAATACGAGTGCAGATAGCCGTGTTCAGTAACAGTCTGGTTTTCGACCATCTCGTAGATGATCTGTCGAGCGTCCAGAAGAAGGTCTTCGCACTCGATCAAGCCCGCGTCGTGGTACGCCGTCAGCTCGATCACTGCGAAGTCAATCCGCCCGATGGAGGGGTGAAGCCCGGGACCGCCCAGACGCCGAACGTTGATAATCGGGTACGTGCGATGGTCGATATCCTCGACCCACGATCCGACCTTGACGCCTGGCAGGCCATCCCTGAGGGCCGGAATGACGATCCTCTGGACGCGACTGATGTCGCGATCAACCATTAGAGACCAGTGTGGGTTCGGTAAGCGGAAGTGAGGATGTACAGACCCTCGACGTACTTGCCCGACCGGTTGTGGATATGCCCGAATTCGATGGACATCGCGTTACCGCGAGACCACGAACCATCCGGGCGCTGGTGCGGAAGGTCCACCAGGCACACGAGCGCGTCCAGCCGCCCGTACCGGGCGTTGAACGTCTCCAGAACCTCGATCCGGGCGTTACCCTCGTACCGGTGCCGGGCCAGGTTGGCCCGCGCGGTCGCAGCGAACCGGTTGGCGTGGGCCGTCACGGACGCACGAACGCCCGGAAGGCGACTCGTGATCTGCCGAACCGCCCTCTCGGACTTCATCTGAACGGTCATCACGCCCTCCGGATCGTGTAGTCGACGTGCGCCGTTCGCGGAGACCCGTTGTAGACCTTCGCGTCACCCACGAGCGACCATCGCTGCCCGCGCCACTCGATCTGGGCCTGAGCGCCCAGAATCGTCGGGAAAGTACGAGGAAGCCGGAGGCGGTAGTTCGCCTCCGACTCATAACCCTCGTTGTCCTGCTCGGCGCGGCGTCCCGAGGTACCGGACGCTGCGGCAACCTGGATCACAGCCTTGGCAGGCTGTCCTACCGAAGCCGCCTTGGTCTTCGTGTTACCGTCCTCGTCCACCTCGACGATCTCGTGGTAGATGACGATGTCCTCGATACCCTTATCGAGGAGGGACATCAGGAATCACCCCACCACACCGCCTGGCCGTCCTCGTACTGCGAGCCAGAGCCGCCATCGCCGCCGGGCGTACCGCACGGCTGGCACCACGGAACAGGCAGTGACGCCTGAACCGTGAAGATCGACCGGCCCACGCCCAGCATCCGCCACTCCTCGGGAAGCAGCGACAACCGACCAGAGACGGTCGACCAGTTCAGCGTGTACGAATAGTTCCCGTCGGTCTCCCCGACCACGCCGTCGGGGTTCTTCAGGATCCGCATAACGGCGTCGGCCTCGATCATCGCGACCAGGTCAGGCGAGATCTTCCCCTGCACGACCTTCGTGTGAAGGTCCGGGATACGCGACAGGATCAGCAGCTCAACGTCGTTCAACCGAACCGTGACGATCGTCTTTTCCGAATCGTCCAGCTCGCGGCCCATGCGGGCCTCAATGTCTTCAACGGAGGCGTAGGCCACCCCTACACCTCCCTATCAGACAGGATCCTTCTTGGACACGCGGCGCCGGGTCTTCACCTCAGAAGCCTCGGGAGCAGCCTCGGGGGCGGGAGCTGGAGCATCCTCCAGCTCCCGCCAACCCTGACGCTTCAGATGCTCACCAAGCTCCGGACTGGTGGAAACCCGGACGCCAGTAGGTGAGATCAAGCGCATTTTAATCAGCTGCTCTCGTCCGCGACCTCGTACGCAACAAAGGCGTTCGGGTCATTCACGTACCAGCCGAAGGTAGCCTCGGCCAGCACGGCGATCTGGTTGGTCTGCCACAGGTTGATGGTCTCCCCGGCCTCGTCGACAAGGCTCGCCTGGTCCGAGATACGAACCGAGATCGCGTCGGCGTAGCCGTAGCACAGCTGCGACCAGTCGCCCGCGAGCACCTTCACGTTGGTACCGGCGTTGTTACCGATACGGCCGCCGACCACGCGGTGGAACGAGGTCGGGATGCCCAGCAGGCTACCGACACCCCCGCTGTAGAGGTTGATCTCCGACCCGGTCGACGGAACGCCACCCGGGTTGAACAGCGGGGTACCATCCGACCGGCGAATGGTCATCAGGTCCGGGCGAATCGACGGAACAGCAGCCATGTGGGTAACCTCGTAGTTACCCGGGCCGTTGTTCTCGTCGGTAACCATCTTCCAGCCAGCGATGAACTGGTCGATAACGTCACCAGGCCCAGCAGGCGCGCTGAAGTCCAGCGTGACGCGGTTCTGCGTGGCGTTGATGTAGGAGTTGTTCGAGATACCCACCAGCGGGGTGCCACGCAGCGCGTCCCGACCGTGCACGACGGCCAGGTCCGCGGCGCGAGCGATCGCGCCCGACAGCTTGGTGGTCAGCTGCGAGTAGTAACCCTCCGGGTTGGTCAGCGCGTACTCGCGAGACACCGTGACGATCACGGCGAGCTTGATGGGCATGAAGCCCTTGCGGGACCCGTAGGTCACACCCGCCAGAGGCTTACGCGCACCCTCACGAGACTCCAGTGTCGTGCCACCGACCTGNCCGGCCTCCGGGAAGGTCCCATCGACCGTCACGAAGGTCTCGTTCAGCGAGACCGGGACCCGCTGACCAAGGGTCATCAGGATGGACTGCTGCTCGGCCTTGGAGAAGATGTCCCCAACGACAGTCTCCGGCAGCATGTCCGAAGGCATAAGGCTCAGGCGACCCTGAACGCCCGGACCAATGTGAGCGGCAAGATTCTCAGCCATTTAGTTCTAAGTCCTATACTGAAGGACCGGCAAGACGGCCATACACCAGGTTCGCGAACTCCCGAGCACCCTCGGAGAGGTTCTTGTTTGTGAAGGCCACACCGGCATTACCTGCACCCTGCGACCGGTCGGTCGCAGGCTGTTGCTGGACAGTCCCCAGAGCCGGGGCCAGATCAGCGGCGAGCTTCTTTGCGTCCTCGCGAAGCTCGTCCTCCGTGTTCCCGACAAGCCGGGGAGCGTACGAAACAGCCTTTTCGCCAGGAATACCTGCTTCGAGCGCGATCTGGAGCTTCTTGGACTCCATTGAGGCAGACTCGGCGGTCTTCTTGACCTCTGCCAGTTCGGTCTGAAGGCCAGCCAGCTTCTCGTTAGCAGCCGTAAGCTCCTGCTGAAGCTGGTTCTTCTTCACGCGATGATCGGCAGCTTCCTGCCGAAGGTTCGCGATGTACTCCTGGGCCCACTGCGGAAGATCCGAGATCTGGGTGACCGGGGGAGTAGGCGTGCCATCAGTACCAGACATAAACGTGCCTCCAGGGCATGTGAAATAGCGCCCACCAGGGGCGCTGGTCATTACTGTTTTCAGGAAGCGGAGTCAGTCCGCTTGTATCCGTCGCCCATCGCCTTACGAAGGGCAATAAGCTTCTCGCGACCCTTCTTGCCGCGAGTATGCTTGATCCAGAGGTCTTCGGCCTCCAGATACTGATCCCGACCGGGCCAATCGTCCCGGTCAAAAACGGGAACCACTCGACAATCGCAGTTCTCGTGCCATCGATTCATCAGCTTCATCAGCTGGGAGTCATCCCCAGTCCGATTATAGCGATTCCAAATCTCCAGAGCGCTGACATTCGAGCCAGCGTCCAGACCCGCCTGGTCCGCGTCCTTGTAGACCGGCCCGCGGGAAATCAACATCAGACAGAAGGCGCACGACTCGCCGCCACCGGCGACCCGGGCCCAACCGACCGCCCTCCGGTCGGTACGGACCGCCTCCCGGAGCGTCCGGCGCCCGCCCGCCAAGGCCTGCTTCTGGGCCTGACGAATCACGGCTGCCAGATCCTCTTCGGTCGCGTTCTCGCGAGAGAACTGCTCCCGAGCAGGCTCCAGGCCCTCGATCACGAACTCCGGTCGGGTCTCGCTCAGGAAGATCGGGTGCCGATCCAGGTCCGGCCTGGAATCCCCGACCCCCGAACGCACGATCGCCGTCGGATCGACCGACGGCGGGACGTGCAACTTCCGCTCGGAGTCGTAGAACTGGCGGGCAAGCTCAGAACTACGCCGGTGCGCCGCTGCGATCAGCTCGTACACGAGCATGACCAGCGACAACCAGCTCTCCTCGTCCTGCTCGTCCTCAAGGAAAGGACGCAGGTACAGCGCCAGGAAGATGGCTAGGTTCGCCGTGTTCTGCTGCTCGGCGCGTGTGTACTCCTCGTACGTCACGCCGCCGCCTGCTGCCTAGCGAACTCCGGGGGAGTCCGACCCTCCTGGTCGGGCCCCGTGGTCTCACCCTGGGGCAGTGTGCCGATCTGTCGGGCCAGCATGCCCATCGGACCCTTCTGCTGGTCTTCCTCGTCCCACTCCCGCATCTCCTCGCGCTCCTCGTCGGT